AGAATATGATTCTACTGCTATACCAACAATTTCAAATATAAGTGGAGCAACAAATACTTTTGGTTCAACTACTTACTATGCTCATGAAGTAGGTAATAATGAAATAGCTTTGGATGGAACAGAAACAGCTATATCAGCATATATACAATCAGGAGATTTTGATTTACCTATAGAAGGTGATGGTCAATATATGTTAAGACTAAGTAGATTCTTACCTGATTTTAAAAATCTTCAAGGTAATGCAATTGTTACAATTTTTTTAAAAAATTTTCCAATTGATTCAGGAGCATCTTCACAACTTGGTCCTTTTACTATAAATTCTTCAACAGAAAAAATTGATACTAGAGCTAGAGGAAGACTTGCAAATATTAAAATACAAAACACCGCAGTAGATGAGACTTGGAGATTTGGTACATTTAGAGCAGACGTTAACCCTGATGGAAGAAGATAATGGCTAAGATAAACGTATATGTTCCTGAACCCCCTAAAGAATATACTGAAGAAGGATTTAGACAAATTAACCAAGCACTGGCTACTGTTGAAAACCAACTAAATACTTCTTATCAACAGGACTTGAAAAACGAACAAGATTCATTTAATTATTTCATGCAATGACAATAAGATATAAAAGCGAAACATTTGATTTAACTACAACTAATGTGACTACTATTTTAACGTGTCCATCAGATGCAACTATTATTGTAAAAAGCATACAAGCTGTACATGACACTGCTAGTAACGTTGATACCCATGCCCTAGTAACTAAATCAGGTGGATCAGCTGTAAAAATATCTTATGAAGAGTTAAATAAAGCAACTGTAAATATGGTTAAGGGTTCTCTTAATTTAGAAGCTAGCGATATTTTATCCATGCAGGCAGGAGCAGCTAATGAAATTACAGGTATTGTAAGTTATGCTTTGATAGATAGATCACAGGAAAATGGCTAGGAAATTTAAAGACTTTGTTGAAAGAGATAAGCCTAGAAAAAGACCTAGAAGACATTCTAAAAATCCTAATAAGAAAAAAAAGTTGCAAAATAATAAAAAATACAATAGACAAGGACGTAGACAAAAATGAGTGATATAATAAAAATACCAGCAGAAGCAAAAGAAATTATAAAACACAAAAGGACTGGTAAAGTATATGCTAGTAAAGATGATTTTGATGCTGATGTTGCTAATCCCAATTCTGACACTACTGTGGATGATTTTAGACAAGACCTCGAAATTAAAGTTACTAAAGTTACTATGGGAGCTGCCACAAAAAAATAATGCAACCTCGAGGCGCAACCGAAATCCAAATGGAGATGCTTCATAAGCATGTCTCTAAAGATCTTTTAGATCAAGTTCAAATATGTACATCTATACCAGGTAAGGTTCCAATAGATCCTACTAAGATAAATATTCTTTGGCAAAAAAATTCTTGGGATCAACCTAACTTACAAAAATTCTTTAGTGATAAATCAAGACACAATGAATATGATTGGTATGTATTTAATAGTCATTGGAACTATGAAAAATTTAGGTACTTTTTTGATGTGCCAACTGAAAAATGTATTGTTATTAAAAATGGTATTGAAAAATTTCCTAAAAGAAAAATATACAAAAAGGGTGACCCAATAAAACTTATACATCACTGCACACCTTGGAGAGGATTAAATATTGTTCTTCGTGCAATGCAAGAAATAAAAAACCCTAATATTATATTAGATGTATACAGTTCTACTCAAGTCTATGGAGATGAATTTAAAAAACAAAATGACGAACAATTTAAACCTTTATATGAACAAGCAGAAAAATTATCTAATGTAAATTATATTGGTTATAAGCCTAATGAATATATAAGAGAGGTAATGCCTAGCTATGATATGTTTGTTTACCCTTCTATATTTGAAGAGACTTCATGTGCTTCAGCTTTAGAAGCATTAGCTTCTGGAGTTCATGTTATTACCAATAACTTTGGAGCGTTATACGAAACATGTGCTGAGTGGCCTGTATATGTAAATTACTCTACTAATTATGAAAACATGGCTATAGCGACTGGTAATGCTATTGAAGTTGCAGCAAGCTATTTACATGAAGATTTTATACAAGATCATTTAGAAGAACAACAAAAGTTTTATAAAAGATTTTATAGTTGGAAGAAAAAAGGAATGGAATGGACAAGCTTTTTGAAAGGAGCCATTAGTGAAAGAAACAATAAATAAAGATACTTACCAAACTTTAAAAGAATTAAAAATAGACTCAAAACCATTTGACAAATCAATCACCCCTTTATGGAAAAATAATACAAGTGTAGATACAAAACCCTACTCTATTTTTGTAGCAACTCCTGTACATAGTGAGTGTTCAATTCATTACACTCAAGCATTATTAGAATTACAAAAACTAACCTTTAAAAAAAATATACAAATTACATTTCAATTAATGAAGTCTTCTTTAGTAACTCAAGGAAGAAACTTATGTGTGTCAGGATTTATCGAATCTAATTTTACTCACATGTTATTTATTGATTCAGATATTTATTTTCATGCAAAATCTATTATTAAAATGATTGAAAAAGATAAAGATATTATATCAATTCCTTATCCCCTTAAAACAATGATGTGGGACAAAGCAATGGATAATATTAAGAATAATAAAATTAAAACAATGAATGATCTTAAAAAATCTTTTAATACTTATCCTATTAGAGTAGAAGATGATAAGGATATAAAGTTAGATAAAGGGGTTATGGAAGTAACCCATAGTCCAACGGGATGCATGTTAATTAAAAGATCAGTCATAGATAAAATGATTAAAGCTTATCCAGAAAAAGCTATCGTACAAAAAACCGTTATTAATGGGAAATATATTAATAAGCCAAATATGTGGAATTTTTTTGACACGATCCACGACCCTGAGACCAAGACTTACCTAGGAGAGGACTTCTCTTTTTGTAAGCTATGGAAGGATATAGGAGGCAAATGTTATGCCTATATTGGTGATACTATTGTACATATAGGTGAGCATCAGTATGAAGGACGGTTTGCTGATGAGTTGAAACCAAGCGAGTAAAATGGTAATATTGTCTATAATTAATTAATTAGACTATGGATCCATTTACAATAGCACTAGCCACTTTTGGCGTACAAAAACTTCGAGGTAAATCAACAAAGAGAGCATTGAGAGATGCAGCTCTATTAGGTGGCGGAGCATACGCCTTTGGGGCGGCTGCAAGTGCAGGCAGTATTCCAGGTGTTCAAGCAGGACAAGGTTTTTTAGGCAACATTGGACAAGGATCTGCATTCAGTGGTCTTAAAGGTATCCTTGGACAAAAAGCAATACCAGCACAAGAAGTTGTTAAAGATTCTACAGGAAAAGTTATACAAGAAGCAACAAAAGAACAAGCAGGTAAAGGCATTTTAGGAATGGATACAGGAACTAAATTAATTACTGCATCAACACTACTTCCATTGTTAGCTGGTGGTGATGAGGATGACGGTAAAATAAAAGGCTATGACCCAGAAGATTATAAAAAAGCATATGAAGAGCAATCTGGAAAACTAGAAGGTGCTTTTGTTCCAGCAACAAATACACAACCTTCAATGGATGAAACAATTAGATCAGATATGTTTTATGCAAACCAAGGTGGACTAGCAACAGTTATACCAAAATTTAATAAAGGTGGTGTTAACTATCTACCATCTAAAACAGACCACAATGAAAACGATTATAATAATTATGTAAGAGCTGAAGGTTATGTAGAAGATGGCTCAGGCAATGGTGATAAGGATGAAGATACTATGTTAGCTCAATTAGCTGATGGAGAATTTGTATCACGTGCTGATGCAGTATTAGGTGCAGGTATATTATCTGGTGGAGATCCTAAAAGTTATAAAAGCATGAGAAAAGCTGGTGCAGATTTTTTCTATGATCAACAAAAAAAATTAAAAAGAATTTACGATTTAGTTAATGACAACAAATCTGATACAATTCAGTAAAGAGGAGATTGATAAAGTATGGCCTTTAGCAAAAGAATTAGTGCACAAAGCTTGTATCAGAGCAGGAGGATTTATAAGTGAAGAGCATATTAAAGAACATTGTAAACAAGGTACAATGCAGCTTTGGATGGCTGTTACAGATGCTAACGAAATTTTATGTGTGGGTGTCACTGAAATTAGAGAATACCCTAATTACAAAGTTTGTGATGCTAAAATCGTCACTGGTAAAAGATATAAAGAATGGTTTGATCAAATTGATAAAGTGGCTGAATGGGCTAAAGAACAAGGTTGTAAAAAAATGGAAATCTTTTCAAGGCCAGGTTATGTCCCTTTATTTAAACAAAAAGGATATGTGGCAACACATGTTCAAGTAGAAAAAGACTTATGATAAATATTAAAAAATTAAATATAAAAGAAAAGATAAAACTGTTTACAGAGTTATATAAAGATATAGCAGGTAAAGGTATTGGTGGAGATACTGAACTTGCACATATAAATAAATTTGAATCTACCCTTTTAAAAAGTGTTGGTGGTCAAGGAAGCATCAACCCTACTACAGGATTAAAACAATATCTTGGTGGTGGAGGAGGAGGCGGAGGTGGCTCCGGTACACAAACTACAATTGCAAGAGAAGCACCAGAAGTTGAGGCTAGAAAATT